TAGGCTCTTATATGACCTAGACATTCGATACTTCGGCTTCCTTTCGGATTTCGATGTAACTAATTCGAGGTCAGTATAAGACAGACCCATATTTAAGGCTTTATCCATCAGGGTCGATATTCCTGATGGCCAGCAGACAGGGTCTCAAGCAATGAAGCTATCACCAAGCAGTATCTCGATCGAGAGATTAGTATCTCTCCCATCCGGGAATACTACTGGTGGCATCCAATTTGAGTTTTGGATACCAACAGTTATATATGGGGATGTGTAATTATCATCCCCGTATATAGCTCGATTTTGAACAACTCACTTACTCGTTAACGAGTGGATCCGTTCCGGTTTCAAGGAGCGGAGTCCAGAGTTGATTCTGATAGCTGCCAAACGGTATCAAAGACTTGGGTGACCCACTTTTGGTGAGTCAAACAGTCATTGATCCTTCTTTAGTAACACTAAAATTGTGGAAAATTCGACATCACTCACGGGGTAAAGTGAGTGCATATCGGACTCTTTGAGAAAGAAGCTTTTAAACTTTAACTCATCGATTAATCCTACCAACTTTCCTGTACCCTCTAGATTATTCCAGAGCAACAGGTCAGGAGAAAGTGGCTTAAGGTTATGACCTTTACGGTAATAACCCTTAGCAAATTCAGCTAACCCGTAATCGCGGTAGCTTTTCCCTACACTGATCTCAATACCTAATAAGGTAAGGATTTCCTTGTAAGCAGAAGCGACCTTTGGATCCCAAATTACTACATCGTCTCCGATGATGGCGTAATCTGTAAATCTCCCTTTTTGATCAGGGTAGACGGATACAAAGGCTCAGAGAACCAATAGATGATGAGACATGGCCATAGCGGCCCATGAACTCAAACAACCCATAGGTTGTCCAACCCGGTAATACAGTGTGTCCCACCTCCATTGGGTCTCATCCCAATAGGTGATAGGAGTACAGCATATAGAGATATACCAAAGTAGAGCTTGCGCCTTACTTAAGATACCTAGGCTAGACAGGGCCCAACACTGAAAAAGTGCAGGGAACCGGTCTGTACAACTTTTCATATCTATAGATTCACAAAGCTTACCAAGCTTAGTGGCTTTACAGACACGAAGAGATTGCGCCTCCTGATCATGAGTTCCATCTGTCTCCATCTTGCGAAGGAGATTAAATAGATGATCATGAACAGGCTTAAGGAAGGATTGCAAAACGATGTTTGCAATACAAACGACTCTCGTCTTGCCTTTCTTATCACTAAGACCGACAATACGATTGACGCAGAGAGGCCTTTTAGGTTTAAAGGACGAATTTGTCTTCGCTTGAGAACTCTTCAAATTAATGAAGATAGTCGCTTCAGATTTAGAATCCATGGATACAAAAGTACCTTTAGGCTTCTTTCTCTTTCGCTTCACACTAGGAATTTTCATAGTGGTTCTTTCAGGTTGGACTCATAAGCCCTTCTCATCTATAGACCTCTCCATTTGGGCAATCATACGTTCTACTTCTTCCCTATTTTCCACGGGGAAGACCCTGGTAAAGAGGGTGAGTATCAACTCACCAGCTCACGTAGATCTCAAAGCTTGGAGGTCTTCTTTAGCAAATGACAATGAAGGTGATCCATTAGGACCCGATTTCAAACTGGC